AAAAAAGAAAACAACTAAATCGGCAAGCGCATCTAATACCGTATTAACAGAATCTATTATGGCAGAACCCGCAAAAAAGAAAACAACTAAATCGGCAAGTGCATCTAATGTTGTAAAAGAAGATATTGTATTAACAGAAGATATTGTATTAATAGAATTAGCAAAGAAGAAAACAAAAAAATCTGCAACTAAAACAGATAATCAGATACTTTATTAGTCTTCATTTTTATCATCTAAAAAATTTGGTTTAATTAACATTGGAATTAATATATTTAATGCAATACCAATACAAATAATAGGTATATTTATTTTTTCTTTACACATTATATTCATATTTTTTTTGGTAGAAGCATACATATTTAATGATAAATATATTATAAAAAAACCAATAGCATTACTTAAATATAATATAATCATATCAATATTATCAATATTTGAATCATTTTCTAATATACCATTAAATATACTTAAATTAAAAGTATTAGAAAAAGATTCAACAGAAAATGATGTAATACTAAAAGAAATTATTTTCATTATTAATCTAGCTATTAATAACATTAATGGTGCTATTAAAATTGCATGTATAAGTGCAGAATGATTAAGTTTAAAATTTTTTGTTTTAGCTGCATTCTTTTTAGCAGTATTAGTTTTAGTAGCATTAGTTGAAGTAGCATCAGTTTTAGTAGTATTAGTTGAAGTAGCATCAGTTTTAGTAGTATTAGTTGAAGCAGTATTAGTTGAAGTAGCGTCAGTTTTAGTAGCGTCAGTTTTAGTAGTATTAGTTGAAGCAGTAATTATTTTTGCAGTATTAAAATTATTTGGAAATTGACAAGTAAATTCATAATTATTACCAACCCATTTACCACCAGCTTGTTTACATGTTTTTTTATGACATTTTACATCACATGATCTAGTTATGTATCTACCTGGATTTTTATCATCTTTTTTAAAAATTTTATTAAAATTAGTCATAGATGAAAATCTTTCTCGAACTGATTTTTTTGTTTTGCTTGATTTAGATCTATTTGAATTAGATCTACTTGAATTAGTTGTATTAGATTTATTTGATAAATTAGTTGGACATAAAGTATTAAATCTTTGAGAATAAACAAAATAAATTATTCCAATAATAATTAATTGTATTAATGGTCCGATATAATTTCTTGTTGGACTATATAAAAAATTAGAGTGATTTAATAATCTAAATAAGATAAGTGGAACAAAAAAAAGTATACCAACTGCTATTAAACTAATGGTATCAAATGGTTTATCTACATCACCATCTGCAATCCATCCCATCCAAATAGCGATAGATGGAATAATAGAGAATGGTGGCATAGCAAAGGCCAATAAATATGGTTTATCCAAAGAACCTTTTTTATAAATAGCACGAGCAGCAATTTGTCCAGGAGTACCGATAAATGTTAAGACTGTTTGTATTATTTTATTAATATTATTTTGTATAAATGACATTTAATTTTATCTTATATATTAAATAATATAATATAAATTTTAAGAGTAAACAAGTTTATATATTCATAAAAATAATTATATGATAAAATATTTATTTTTATTGCTAACTAAAATTAAATTTAAATTCAAATTCAAATTCAAATAGTACAAGCATTTATCCATTCAGCATACTTAGTTTTGTAATCAAATATTGGAGAAGGATGAATATTATTATATTTTGAAGCGATTGGTTCAGACCATTTAATTAATTCCTTGTTAGGAATATTTGCTAGATGTGGTAGCCATTTTTTTATATATACACATTCAGGATCAAATTTTGTTATCATTCGATTAGAAGGATCCATAGGTCTTCCAGCAATTGGTGCTGATGACGGTGCATATTTTTTCCCTGGATAATCAAATTCAGTTATCCATTGATGATTCATTTTATTTTGTGATGGTCCAATAGCATCCACTAAATATTTAGAATATCCAACTTGTGAACCATATTTTGGATCAAAAATATCAATCAAGAGGTATTTGGTCCAAAACACACCGACAATCATTCTAGCTCTACCATGCATAAAACCAGTAGTTTTTAATTCACAGATAGCAGCATCAATTATTAAAAATCCAGTTTTAGAATCTAATAATATTTTCCAATATTTTTCAGCAGTTGCAGGGTTACACCATCTGATTTTATTATATCTTGGATCCATATGATGAAATTCATTTCCATCTGGTAAGTATTTAAGTGCCTGTAAATAAAAGTCTCTCCAATATAGTTGTTTTAAAATTTCAGATGATTTTCCTACTGCTGCCTTAGTTAAATGATATGCCTCTCTACAACTAATACAACCAAAATTTAAGTATGCTGAAAGATTAGTTGTTTGATAATCTAATCGATTTCTAAGATCATTATAAGATTTAAATTTATCTAATTTTCTTATTCTTTTATATGCATTATTTCTTCCACCATTTTGTGCTAAATTTTCATTTATTGTATAGAATGCATCTAATCTATCAATATCATATTCAGATTTTGTTATAATTTTATAATTCAAGTAAGATTTATAATTAGATCTAATTGGTTTATTTATTATATGTTTTGTTGCATTTTTATAAAATGCACCAAATTGTTTAAATCCATTACCATCTGATTTAATGAGCTGGGCAAATGGAACTAGCGTATAATCTATATCTGAGGTAAAAAAATTAATCTTTTGTTTAATACAAATGTCTTTGATTAATTTATCTCTCTTGATTGCATACTTTGAGAAATCAGTATTGAATGATAGGAAGATATTAGATGGTTCAGAATCAAAATGTGAAATAGTCCATTTAATCAGTTTATTAATAATTTTATTTGGATTACCATAATAAATCCTAAGATTAGAATCTAATTTAATTAAATTCTGATTTAAATCATATAAACTTTCACACATAAATTGTACAGCATTATTGGAAAAATAATATTTATTATGAGATGATTTTTTTATCTGATATCTATCCAATATAAATATAGGTATGATTATATCAACTTCTGATTGTAAACGTTGTAAGCCCAAATTATCTTGGAGTCTTAGATCACGCCTAAAAATAAATATTCCAATTTTTTGTTTATATTGTGTTGGTTTATTAGGTTGTTTTGATTTTGTTTTATTCATAAAAATGATCTTTTATATATAAATACTCTGATATATTGTTTATAGCCTTAAATAAATCAATTTTATTATTAGTAATTACAAAAATTATGTAAGGCAAATAATATATTAAAATATGGAAAAAGACAAAAATGATTTAGAACATTTGATGAATTTTATAATAGGAGATATATTAAAATTAAAATCAATTTGTAATTTTGACGAAATATGTACATTATTTACTATCACAAAAGATGTATATGAATCTATAGAATCTGATATAAAACAATCAATAAAAAACTTAAAATATGAAGCAAAAAGAAAAATATTTACTCAGGAATTAGTTTGCATTGAAAATAAAGAAATTGATTATTATGAAAAAATGATAGATAAAGATTTTTACAATTTAATATTTTCAAATTATGTATCTGTATTAGAGACAAATATAAAGACTAAGAAATTACTACTTCTTAGTGAAAAGAGTTTAAAAAACCTTTATGCGTATCATAAAATATTAAAAGGATCACCTCTAAAAGAACCACCTCTAAAAGAACCACCTCTAAAAGAACCACCTCTAAAAGAACCACCTCTAAAAGAACAACATTTATCAGGTGGGGCTATATATCCTATTAATTGGGAAGATCAAATTGAACCAAAAAACTTAAAAAAACTTAATATATTAATAGATGATATATTAAAATTAAATGAAAATGATTTGTTTGATATGTTTAAAACTACAAAGGATAAAATCATAGCTTTAGAATATATTGGAATTTCAGTGAATGATAAAATAAATATATTATTAAAACTCTTTAAGTGGTCATTAGATGAGCTTAATAATCCTGCTAATAATATTAATAAAATAATTGACGAATGTATTATAGATTATATTGGTTTATTAGGTAATGATAGATTAAAATTAAATGATAGAGTTAAAAAATTTACAAATATTAATGTCTCGCAACAAGGCGGATTTAATAAAACTAATTCTAAAAGAGCTAATTCTAAAAAAACTAATTCTAAAAGAGCTAATTCTAAAAGAGCTAATTCTAAAAAAACTAATTCTAAAAGAGCTAATTCTAAAAAAACTAATTCTAAAAGAGCTAATTCTAAAAAAACTAATTCTAAAAAAACTAATTCTAAAAAAATATCAAAAAGAAAAGGTTCTGAAATATAATAGATATTGTAGAACTTATTTATATAAGAAAAAATTTAATTTTGTTTTGCTTCAGGGATAATTTTATTGAGACTATCCATTAATTTTTCCTTACTAAATAAATTTTTAGGAATAATTTCACTTTTAATTGTTGTCAATAAAAATAAGAAAAAAACTCCAACAAATAATAAATTAATATTGAAGCGATTACCATCACATTGTTTATCTTTGGTTGTATGACCAAATCTTTCACTCATACTTTGATTTAAACTATTTGAATCTCTTGAAGTATTAGAGTTTGAATCAGAATCAGAATATGTACTTTGACTATATCTAGACATTTTTATTATATTATTATCATTAGATAAATAAAATCTTATAAATATATTTATAAGATTTTATTATGATGATTAAACATTTATTTATTTAAATCTATATCTAAAAAATAGATAAGCAAATCCTAATAATATTAAATAAAATATTATTCTATTCTTATTTGGTTTAATCATAAAGTGATTAGAAATAAATGATTCATTATTAGTGGTATCAGTATCTAAATTATAATCTAAACTATCATTAAAAATGCGAATAATGTTATAAAATTTATTTTTATAATGCTTAGAGACTATACATTTATCACATATTTTATATTTTTTATTTATATGAGAATTACAACAATCTTGACATAAAATTATATTATTTATATGTGTGGAATGTTTTATTTTATGTTGCAATTTTTTATTTCTTTTTTCTAATTTTTTTACTTTTACCAAAGATTTAGTAAATTTTTCTACTTTAGATTTTTTTTTAATAACATCAATCATATTAGATGGACATTTAAAATCTGATACATAAAATAGTTTACCATTTTTATCCTGACATAGAATTGGACCATTAATATCAGAAATAGATTTATTACTAATTTTCTGTATAATATAAGATAGTTGTTTATTTTCCAATACCAATATACGTTCTTTATTTCGTAAGAGTTCTAATTGTTTAAGATTTAACATATTATTGTAGGTATAATTACGGATATTATCTAATTTAATATTTAATTTTGTTTGAATAATTTGTAATTGTTTAGTTAAATCTTTTATCTTTTTTTTAGATTCAGATTCAGATTTAAGTATATTAATTTGATTTTGCAAATTAACATTTAAAATCTGATAATATTTAATGTTGTCTAACATATCTAATTGTTGTTTCTTAATCAATTCTATTAATGCTATTTTTTGATCAGTTTCAATTCGTAAAAGTTGTCTTAGTGTATTTATATCACTTTTTAATTTATTTAATTCTATTGCAGATATATTTAGATGTTGTGATTTAATTTTAGGAGTTGGTAAGTTTTTTTGTTTATCTTTAAATGGTGTATTTGGTTTTTGATTAAATTTACCAATCGCAGTTGGTTCAGATAGATTTTGTACAAGTGTTGGCTTTATTAAGTGTTCAGTTATATTTTGAGTTATATCTTGAGTAAAAAAATCAATATTTCTAATAATTTTAATTTTATCAAATTGAGGTCGCAAATAGATTCTACGAGAAGACCCATATCTATTAGATTTTTTATTTTGACTTATTAAATTTCCCATATATTATGGAACTAGAAGAAAACTATTTTATTATATTATTTTTTATACATATTATTTTTATACATATTATTTAGCATACATCTTATTATTTAATTTTATATAAAATTCCTCGCATATTCGCATGATATCTAATTTTTCACCATTAATAGTTTGATCTTCTAATATATTTTGGAGTTTTCTTTCAAAAAAATCCAATAATGGTTTTATCATAGAATCAACCTCATTATCTTTGAATTTTTCATATACTTTATTAACAACTGGATTAAACATAGGGGGTAATTCTATAATTGCATTTCTACGTGGTCTGGTTTTAGTTTTAGTATCAAGATCAACAAATATAGTAGATGTTTTATTTTTTATATTTTCATTAAGTGTAGCAAAATCAATTATTGTACCTGTTGCACGTTGATTTTTATTATAATCTTCTAAATCAGATATATCAATAATTTCATTTATTACTTTCATATATTCGTCACCTAAATCCATAATTCTAACATAATATTTGCAAATTGAATCAAATAATTTATATTTAGATATTTGAGTTTGTATTGAATTTAGATTATTTTTTAAATAATTTGAATATTGTTCTAATATAAATCTAAAATGATCCATGAAACATATAAATTTTTCTAAATTCGAAGCATCTTCTAATTTATCACCATAAACTATCTTTGCAACAGTTAAATCATATACATAAGATTCATTAGCTGATACAGACATCAAAGACATTATAGTTTTTAACATAAAAATAGTTTTAAATTTAATAGTAGGTTCACAATATTTTTCGGAATCACTTGAAATGAATTGCAAAATTTTATAATATAAGAATGAACATTTAACATTAAAATCGTATAATTCATTTTTGTCAGTTGGTATTAATTTGTTAGTTGATGCTAATTTATTATGCATTAATTCTTTTCTTATACAATTATTTAATAAAACAAGACACATATATTGAGTCATTTTTAGATATGAATCATATATTTTTTGATAATTTTTATCAAGTGTTTTATTTTGTGGAAAATCTAAGACATATAGACTTTTTTTTTCACCTTTTACATTATAAATTTCTTTATACACAAATATCTGGTTTAATTTATTAGTACAACCAGTTTTTGTACTTGTACTAGATTTTGAACTTATTTTACAATCAATAATATCACACATTTCAAATAATTTAGCTATATCATCTATAATTGAATCATTAATGCCATAATTAATTGTTGTCAATGATTCAATTATATTTTTTAAATCTTTTGAAATAGGTGTAGTAATAGATGTAGAGATTTTATTTGTATTATAACATGATTGTTGTAATATTGAACTACAAATATAATAATTTACATCAAAAACATCAGCAGATGATCCTCCAAATAATTCATAAAATATTTTATAAAAAATATCCATCATATAAACAGATTGTATTAGATTTAATATATTAATATAAGAAAAATCCAAATCAGATGTTGGATTTGTAGATCCTGCTTCGGTATAACATTCATTTATAAAATTATAAATGATTGATTTTTTTAGAAAATCAATAGATATCCTTCTCAGAAAGTTAATAGCATTTATTAATTTAATTATTTCAACATCAGTTGAATTATCTTTGTATAAATATTTTAATCTAGACCAATTTATAATATCATAAGTATTTGATTTTGGATATTTTAATTTAAGACAATGATCAATGATTATAAGTGTATTATTTGATAATAATTCTTTTAGGTTTTCTGCAGATTCTTTTACTTTAATACTATCAATCGGATTATTTATTATCTTATTGATTTCTTTAATTAATTCATCCATTATATTAATATAATAAGTTGAATTAATATTTAATTTAATTTTAGTACCATCTATTACTTTTGATATTGTAATTTTTGATATTGTAAATTTTGATGAATTTATAGTTGATAAATCATTATGTTGTGATTGTTTTGATTTATTCATTTTTATTTATATTTTAAGCGTATATAAAAAATTATAATTAGGAAAACATATTATTGGTTATAATTTTTTATATACGCTTAAAATATAAATAAAAATGAATAAATCAAAACAATATTATAGTAATTCAAATGGCCGAACATTTATTGATATTTCTAAATATTCATTATCTGATCTTGTAAATTCTAAAATTTATGTTGAATATTTAAATGGTCTAGAAAAGTCAAATACAAGATATGTATCAAATATTGATTATTTAATCAAAAATAAAATGTTTGCACCTGAATTTATAACTGAACTTTATTTTAATGTTCGTAATGATAAATCTAATCCTTTTGAACCATTTAGTAAAATTGGTATTTATGATATTTTGAAAAATAAATTATCTTATGAAATTTATTCAACTGATACTAGCTTTAATACACAATGGAAAGCATCAACTGGAAATGCGTTAGTTGGATTTGAATTAGTATTTAATACAACTATTCAAAAAATTAGATTTCTAGAAGCACCAATTGATAAAAAACATCATCTTAATACTACTAATAAACAAATTAAGTCTTCTAATGTTATATTTAGTGAATGGTATGGTAATAAAGAAAGACCTTTGTCAAAAAATGATCCAGATGATGGAACTTGTGTACATTGTGGTATTGAAAATGATAATTCCCAATTAATATATTTTGATAATATGTATGTATCTGCTTTTCAACTTAAGTATATTAGCTCTTTGGTTACTTTTGGTAGAGTTTATTTTAAACTAGGTCTTCATACAATGAAATCAAAATTAGATATTTCAAAATGTTGTAAATTTGAAGAAGGAACTATTGAACATCTATGTTGCAAAATTCTCAATGGTTTGGATAAATGTTCTGTCAAAGAAAATCAAAATAAATTAAAATCAAAATTAATAAAATGTTTAAGATCATCATTGGATAATTTACAATTAGATAATAAGATTACTACACATACTATAAATAATACAGTAGATGTATTAGTAAATAATATATATAATAAAAAATCAACTAAATTAGCTAGATCATTTAGTTCAACTAGATCAATTAGTCCAGCTAGATCAGTTAGTCCAGCTAGATCAGTTAGTCCAGCTAGATCAGTAAGCTCAACTAATTCAATTAATTCAAGTATAAAGATTAAAATACCATCAGGTATTGCACCATTAGGTAGACAATTAAAAACGATTTCAATTAAATCATCAAATTCAGTAAATTCAGCAAATTCAGCTAATTCACAAACTGAAAAAGTATTTGTAGGTCCAATATATACTTACAAGCAAGCAGCTACAAAAGCAAATAACTTTATTTTAAATAATCCTAAATACCATGGTTGGGTATTTACTGGTAAATGGCATTCGGACAAGCGCACAATGTATGTTGTGTTAAAAAAACCAAATTCAACAAAATTATCATCAAAAACAAAACAAAAAATTATAATAAAAATAAATAATAAATTACCATTATCTGTAAAAACCGCAAAAAAAATTATAAAACTAAAATTATCAGATTCTATAAAAAATAAAATAATTAATAATACTAATTCAGCAAGACCATTATCTCAAAATACCATTAATAAATTAAAAATTAAAATCTCATCTAAATCAGCAAATTCATCTAAATCAGCAAATTCATCTAAAAAAAAATTAATCATTAAAATTAAAAATCAAAAAACGGCAAATTCACCATTATCAATTAAAACAACTCATGGAATAATTAATAAAATTAATTTATCACCTACAACAAAACATAAAATTATACTTAATAACAATTCAGGCAAACCATTATCTATAAAAACTATTAAAAGATTAATTAAAAAAATAAAAAAAAATTCAGCAAATTCAGCAAATTCAGTAAATTCAGTAAATTCAGTAAATTCAGTAAATTCAGCTAAATCAACTGAACTATCTAAATTATCTAAATTATATAAAACAAGAATATCTAATAAAACCGTAAAAAAAATAATTAGAAAAATAAAAACAAATTCTCCAATGTCAAATAAAACTATAAAAAAAATTATAACAAAAATAAGTTTATCACCTGATACAAAAAAAAAAATATTAAATTCAAATAAATTAAAAAAAAATATTCCACCACATGTTGCTTATAAAATTGTTAAAAAAATAACAAATATGAAACGTACTGGAAGATTTATTACTGAAAAAAATAAATCATCTAATTTATCCAATTCATCCAAATCATCCAAATCATCTAAATCATCTAAATCATCTAAATCATCTAATAATTTAGTAAGACCATTTGATAAACATACAAAAGGCAGAACATTATCCGATGATTCTAATAAAAAAATAAAAAAAATGTTAAATCAAATTTCAAAAGAAAATAAAAAAATAGAAGGATTCATTGGCAAAATTGATAATGATACTTATGAACATTTTGGATCTGATACCAATGAACATTTCTCATCATGTAATACTATAGAAAAGGTTTTTGGTTGGATGACATTAATTTTTGCAATAATATTTGCGATTACATTGGTAGTATGGTATATTAAATCAAAAAATAATAATTAAACTTCCAAACTATTAATACTTACGTACAAACAAATAAATTAGAATACCAGTTAATCCAATTGCTAGTCCAGATCCTATGATTGGACCATTTAATTTTGATGAAGTTTCATCAACAATTTGTAATAATTTTGTATTTACTAAATCATTATCTGAGTTAAGTTCACGAATTAGAAATTTTCCCTTGGCCCTCTGAATATTATTTTCTGAGTCAATATAGGTATCAACTGGTATAAAACCTTGCTTAATGTAATAATTTCGTACTCCCACGCCAGATATGACAGATATTCTATTTAGGCCATGTAATTTTGTTAGTTCAACTGCCTTAGCAATTAATCCCTTGCCCAGGCCAATATGTTGTACGCCATCACCATTATTATCCAAATGATGATTGATAACTTGTCCATAAATATGTAATTCTCTAATCATAGCACAGTTAATTAATTCAGGGAAAATATCATTGGCTTCAGTAGAATTAATACGAAGTCTTAGAAATCCTAATAGTGTATCAGATTCGTTCTCCCAACTAATGAAATATTCAGTTCCACCGGATGCTTCATATTGTCTAATTTTGATAGTAAAATCAGCTGGATTTATTTCAGGTGACTTCACTTGTCTACATCTAATACAATTACACTTTAAATTTCTCTTTTCCATAATAGACACTAGATCACTACGCATTGATGTATTTGAATTTCCACCAATAATATATGAATTTGGAATATCACGAATTACTCGATTGAGACGAACCCATGGCTTTACCCTAGACTTTACATTAATAAGTAATTCAACCAAGGGATTACATCCATCAGAATCAGTAAGTTCAGCATAAGGCTTATATGATCCATCATTGTGCCACTTCTCAATTTCTGTCCATGGAACTGTAGTACATGGGTAAATCTTCCATTGATCTGCCTGATAATCTGGATGTTCTATTACAATATCAAACATCTTCTTGTCCTCATGAATCATATCCAAATTAGTCATATGATCTGGTGCAGGAAGATCTGGCATAAGATGAATATCAACCTTAAAACCAGCATCCTTTAACAACTTAATAGCCTTGATAGTCTTCTTATTAGGACATCTGCGATCAACTTTTCTAAGAATCTCATCATTAATGTGCTGAACACCAATTTGCACACGAGTGATACCTAGAAAGCGAAAATACTCGAGTTCCTTCTTATGAATTTGATCTGGACGTGTCTCGATTGTAATACCAATAATCTTAACTATTGCTTGATTTTGATTAATATCTTGTTCTTCCTCCAAAGATAGAGGAGGTCTAATCTCTCTACCACATACCTTATCATATGCTACATTTGCAGAATAGAATTGATCACGAAAAAATTCAGTCAAATACTCCTTGGGGTATGAACTAAATGTTCCGCCTGAAACGATTAGTTCAATCTTATCCAACGGATGACCCATTTGTAACAAGGACTTTGCTCTATCCCAAAATTGATCAGTTGAAATAAACTTATTGGCATTTGCCCGAAGAACACCTGGTTCATTTAGTAAATAACTACGAGCTTGTCCTGGTTCATTAGGACAATACTTACAATTAAATGCACAACTAAATGTTTGCCTAACTAATTTACCTGTCTTGGGATCAGTATATGTTGGTTCTGGTGATGTCCAAACAGTAATTACCATTACACCATCGGAACCCTTACCTATCTTTGTTATAAGAAGTTTATCAAAATGAGGTCTATATATCAATTCTCCAGTTGAAGCCATAGATCTATAAACATTCAAAACCTTATAAAATGATACAATATATTTGTGCTTACGACCAAGGCGTTCAATTTCCTTCTTCATTTGATCTCTATTAGTAATAAGTTGTGATTCGTAAAGATCATTAAGATCCTTTACAATTAAGATAATTTTATGAATGTTTGGGTCGGTGGCACTTGACCTACCTACCTTACAAAGATCTTCGAGTTCCATTATTATTAATAGGTATATTATTAATAATCCATCATAAAAAAAATAAATTCAACTTTTTACAGGGGGGACTAAAAATTTAATCCATTATATATACACCAAAAATTGAATTAAATAATTGGTTTTTGTAAATACACGATATAATATGAACATATTTATAATAATTAAACAATATAGAGCATTAATTAGATTATAATTAATATTATAATTAAATATTAGAAATAAACTAAGAATTGAAATAATACTAGTAATCCAAAAATATATTTGACATCTTATTAAACCTAATCCTATTCCAGCAAATGCCATATTACCATGATTTGATGCCTGGTAATACAATGTATTTGGAAATGGTGTACAATATACATATAAAAATTTTTGTAATTGATTAATATTCATT